TTATCGCTCCAAATAACCCGGAATAGAAAGCACTAGTTACCTTGAAACCAGAGCGTAAATTTTATGAACAAATTAAGAAATCTATGCCAAAGATTTCGTGGATTAGACTTGAAAATAATAGTCTATTTGGCACTCCTGATCTATTGGCCTATAATACTTTTGGCCACTTTTTCACAGTAGAGTTAAAAGTAACAAAGGGTAATAAGATTAGGTTTTCACCACATCAAATTGCCTTTCACATAAGGCATTCTAAGAATACTTATATCTGCATCCAGCACCTCGGTTCGGGTGCCGTGAAACTTTTTCGTGGTTCAAGAATCTTGGAGCTTGTAGCTTGTGGCTTTAAGCTTGAAGCTTGCTGCTTGGGGCTTGAGGCTTGTCGCTTGGAGCTTGAGGCTTGCGGCTTGTAGCTTGCTGCTTGCTTGTAGCTTGTCGCTTGGGGCCCGGACCAGGGCGAACGTCACTAAGCCCACGCGTTGAGTTAGCTTGACTAATTGCCTGGTCCGTTGCGGAATCTACACTGCCTGAAATGGGCCTTACGTGTAGATCCCTATTGCGCTCGTCTAAGGCGCGCTTACGCAATTCTTTATAATACTTTGGGTGTCTAAACATTTTAATGAGCTATATATGATATATTTTTTATATCAGGATTCCAACATTGTCTACAATCTAAACATTGATTGCCTTGCTTTGAGCTGGGACATACAATTGATGTTGCACCAAACCAGGGCTGGTCCTTGGTGATAACGCTTGAGCTGTTAGGCCACGACGCATGCGCCCGCTGGTTCACCATGGGCGCACTGAATCGTATGACTAAATTGTTTGGCTTATCAAATAGAAATTTTTTAATCCAGGCTTCACGAGTCGGTAACCAGTGACGCTTGCCAGGTGTCAACCTGCACACTGCGTAGATCTTCTTTAAATGATCTAGATCCTGGACGTCGCCGCTGTCATGCCAGCGAAACACATCCGGCTTTTTTGAATTTATTAAATGCGCCATTGCTTCAACCCACTTGTCACCTGTGATGGCTGCCAGCCTTCTGTATTGTGCATCTTGCACAACCTTAAAAACATAACAACCTTTTAATGCATAACAATCATGACAGACGCTGCCTGGTATCTTCTGGAGCTTGCCGCCTGTCTTGCATTCTTTGGCAGGTAAACCTATTGACCAGCCAGGCATCTTTGATGGCTTCGACAGGCTGCCTCCGATAATTTTTAATGCTTCATCTGTTTTCATTTTTAATTATCTTTCTAGCTTCTGTGACTGGAAGCTTGCCGCCTCCATCTTTACAAGCTTTTAACATTTTTTCCAAAATTAAAATTTTAGTTTTTTTACTTGTTTTTTTATTTAAGAACTTTTTTATTTCCATACTTTCTCCTTTAGTTTATGGGATACAATATCATTGTAATGTTTTCTTGTCAAGCTTGCGGCTTGGCGCTTGCAGCTTGCGGCTTGTTGCTTGTAGCCATTGGCCTCGAGCCAGCGCCAGTGGCTAATTAATACTTTTATGCTTTCAGATCCTCTTCTCCCCATAATTCCTTTCTTGACCAGCCCACGCCAGGGTCCCTGTGTTCTAGCGGCGGCGGCGCGTTGACTGATCCCAGAACCCACAACCTTGCAAGGTGAAGCTTTTAACTTACATAACGCGGGTTCAGGGATCAGTTCTAGTTGTGCGTGTGTTTGGATCTCTTTCAATCTACTTTACACCACAACCAGAAGTTGTCCCAGATTTAATAAGTTAAATCCGATGAAGTTCAAATTAAATCTAAATACAATATAATCCTTGACAATCCTATTGTCAAGGTATAAAAGACAAATTATGCAAAAAATAAATAACAAAGAAAGAGGTAGCATGACTAAAGAAAAAAGAATGACACTTAACGCAGAAAAGCGAAAAGTGATTGCAGATCAATTTCAGTCTTTTTATGAAGATAAAGTAAAAGACAAATTGGTACAAGCAAAAGAACAATACGATCTTATGCGTGAAAAGGCAAAAGAGAAGATTGAACAAGTTGTAAGATATCATCAACCACAAGAGGACATTGATACAATTCGTAGAATGATTAATAAATATAATCGTTCTGGTGGTGAATTGTATGAGGATAATTGTTTCTATGTTCAAAGACCAATTACAAAGGTTGATGATGAGGGTCGAGAATATGACTCAACAGATGAAGTTCATGTAAGGTTTGATATGGGCAAAAATTTTGCAAGAGCATATTATCGAGATGAATTAAAATCAAAAGGGTTAAACCCAGATTTTAGATTATCTATCGGATATGATTACTCAAAAAGAAATCCAAAATATTATGCAGATGAAAGCGCTGTAAATTCTTATTTAGGATTTCAAAATTCATCTAACGAAGATCAATCAATCCAAAAACCAGTTGACAAATGGAAAAATGATTTTCAGCTTTGGACTATTGGTAGTTCTTATTGTCATTCAAGACAATTCAAAGTTGATGAAAACACATTAAACTTTTTTAAAATGTATGTGTCTAGTGCTGACAATGTAATTAAAGAACATGAACAGATGTATAGTTATGTTGAGGGCAAAATGAAAACTTTAAGATTAGGTTTAAAATCTTACAGATTTTTTGACCAAGCAAAAGCCCTTGCAGATAAAGTTGGTGTTGTTTTAAATGAAACAATGATGAACGAAAGTTCTAGTTTAGCATTGTCAATTTACAGCCCAGAAAATTTGGCAAGTCTTTTGGAAGATAAAAAAGTTCTTACAAGAGATGAAAAGATTGCATTTGCAAGACAGCAGTTGCAACAAAGTATAAATTAACATTTGACAATTATGGGATTATCCTATAAGATAATCCCATAACAGAAAGAGGATAAATGACTAAAACTTTTTATATAACTTATTATTCTAATAAGGATAAAAAACACATAACAAGACAGGGCAAACATGATGAAAAATCTAGATATGGAACATCAAAGAAAGGTGTTGCATATTATGTTTATTATGATTTAGATGCTCATGGATATAGAACAGCATCACAATCATGGAAGGTGAGGCATTGATGAGATTATTTTTAATGTTGTTAGGAATAATATTGGCGCAAGTAAGTTTGATTATTGCGTTTCATACATCACACATAATTGTTTCGGTATTATTATTATTTGCAAGTGTGTTAATGATATTTGAGGGGTTGCCAAAACATGAGTGATTATCGTTGGTGTCATGGTCCAAAGTGCCATAAGTCCCATACCCAAGATCGAATAAGAGGGGTCAAAGGCTCAAAGGTTTTGAGGACAAGAAAAATTCCTCAAAACCAATGGAACGCAAATAATCAATGGTCCCATTTTTGTAGTCAAGGTTGTTGGAATGATTTTGCATTTACACATTGGAATGAGTTTATTAATCTACACCCAAGGTTAGAGGCTCTTGAAACACCAATAGATGTAGTTGTAGAAACTAGACAGGATTGGTCTGGCAATGACTATAAAACAAAAGTAATAAAAGAGGTTGACAATAACCCTAATCCATGAGAATATAGGATATGACGAAAGAAATAAAAAACACTGCTAAACTTCAAATCATCGAAAACTCAAAACATGAGCCGAATTTAAAAGCGGCTCAAGAGTTTGTAGGTGGTTACGTTGAGGGAATTCCATTTCCTAATGGTGATTACTTAATAGTAAACGAAGAGGGTAAGTTAAGAAACTTACCCTTAAATGAAGAGGCAACAAAATTGTGGCGTTCAACATTTACAAAAGACAAATATCTTTTTGGATATGATGACTTTGTTGTTGGTCCTGCAATCCTAATAAAAAAAGACGCCCTAAAAATCTGGGCGTCATAACTCTCTTGCCCCTGGCCCTAACGGGCCAGGGGTCCCAAACAAATCCCAAACATATAAAATAACTTAGACCCTATACCCCCTTTTTGTACAAAGGGGTCCCACTACTACAGGTTGTATTGCTTGATTTAGACAGTTATAGCTGGTAAAAACATATTCAACACTTTAAACATAGTGCAAAAAAATTTTTAAAAATTTTAAATGAATTTAGATAATATAGATATAAGTAAACTACCTGCAGATGTTAGAAAAACTTTTAAACAATTACAAGTTTTACATGCAGAAAAAAAGATACAGAACAAAGCTAAAAATGATTTTTTATCTTTTGTAAAATGTATGTGGCCTGATTTTATAGAGGGGTCTCACCACAGGCACATTGCAGAAAAATTTAATAAATTAGCATCGGGCGAGATAACTCGTTTGATAGTTAACATGCCCCCGAGACACACTAAGTCGGAGTTTGCCTCATACTTACTTCCGGCTTGGATGGTGGGCCGTGATCCAAAGCTCAAGATCATACAGGCAATT